GACCATCACATTTAGGCTTCCCTTCATAGGGAAGGAACCTTACGCAAACACTGACAGTCTTCCTACAGTCCCTAAAATTGTGTGCCTCACAGAAACTGTGCTCGCCAACACCTATGATAGCGCGGGGACCCTTGCTATCTTGCGAGTTGGATGGGATGCCGATGATAGAACCTACCAAGATGGAAAATACTTCAGAACCGGACTGGGGCTTTCATTAAACATGTCCCTCCCTGTGCCACCTGTCGCTTCTCCTAGCAGAAGTTTCATTTCTGGATCTAGATTCAGCATGAGATCCATATTTCCTAGTGAGACTCGGGTACATATGTATACTGATGGTAGAAAGTCCGGCGATTGGAGTGTTGACCACTACAGGCCTATTCCACCTTCTGATGGGTCATATGTTGAGAAGGATTCTTCTTTTGTTCCATATCTCGACCATCTGACATATGGAAGTGAACCCACCACCCTCATAGAGACAAGTAATCCCACTCAGTATTCGAAAAGGGGATTTATAGGGAGAGACACGACTGATAAAGACTGGATTTAACTGTCCGGAAATACTGTGGCAAACTTATCCCGTCTGACAGCTTATGTTGGGAATGTCCCTCGTTATGCTGGTGACAAGGTTATGAACTATATGTCACTTTATGGACTCCCAACTCTAGGTAATGACCCAGAAAATGTTGCCACAGTTGCCCAAAATAAGAACTATGGAGACCTCCAGGAATCTACTCACCATTCTCACTCCGGAACGATGATGCTTAAGCTTTCAGCTAGAAATGTTAAGTACACTAAAGCAGGGACTATCCCTACTTATGAGACTGTTGACAAAATTGATATCATATTCCCCTGTGAGTATCGTGTGTTCCCTGAGTCTACGGGAGTATGGTACCGACTACACATGACTGCTGCTGACATAACGTCTGCCGCTGGGTGGCCTACTGGCGTTCCTGCTACTGCCATCTTCGGACAGTTCTGGGACGTTACTCCTTCAACCGGAGGAAACGGTATAGCTACCGACTCAGGTAATTTCAAACAAGTGTGCCTTCTGTCTAGGTATATGACATCTCTCCCCATCGCCACTACTGGTGACTCATATGGACCTACCATGCCTGAAGGATGGGTAAAGTTCGGACTCACTAATGTTGTCCCCCGTCTTGTCACATATGACAACGGAGATATGCATCAACCAAGCATCTTCTGTGGACACCAATTCAAGAGATCTTTGATCGAACACACCAATGCCGTTGATGGGGATGTTCTCCAGTTCCAGCTTGTACAACCAGACTTCTCAGATTCCGTAGCTTCTGTTCGGATGTATGTGAAGTCATCCGTCTCTTCTTCATATATGTGCATAAAGGCTGATGACCCATACATGTGGGGGGGTGATGTCATAGGGACCTATATTAGCAATCTTATCAAGGTTGCCCCTAGTGCCTCAATGAGCAAAACTTCACAGCTAGGATGGGCATCCTTGATGCTTTCCCATTCCTCTCAAGTTCTCGAAAGTCTCAGACCTCCTCCTGCCCTTGGGATCCGTGAGCTTGCTGACTTGCTCCTCACCGACCCTCACTTCCGGGCATGTGTATCAAAGCTTCCACGTGCGATTACACAGATGGAGGACTCAAAAGAGAAGAGGAGAGGCACCAGGGCTGATTATCATGAGTCTCGTCTAGGCCGGAATTTTGGTGTACGGGCAGCCGAGACCAGATCCAGACTTCGGACTCTTGAGATTTATTCTCAATATAAGAGTTTGTCCGGAGTTGACCGCGACACTACTCTTGAATTTGCAGGCGAGAAGTTCAACTGTGAGATGTCTGATGAAGCTCAGGTACTTCTGAAACGCATGCAGAAATATCTATGCGTGCAGAGAGATACCCAGCATGATGAACGTCTGGGCGAGTCAAAGTTTCAGCAACATATGGCAAACATAAACTGCCATATTGTACGTTCTCTTGAAAATATTGAGAACAAGTTAACTGAATTGACCAATGTTCTAGAGGGTTCGAGGGTCCGAACTCCTCCCGTGCACGTGGCCGTAGGATCGCAAGCTGGTCTACCTTCCTACGCAGAAGTCACGAACACGGCACAAGACCCTTTCCTCCCACGTGCTATACAACAGGCAGAGATCGCTATGTATGCACTGGGAGGTGCTGGCATGGGCATCGGAGATGCTATGTCAAAGAGGGCTGACAGAAAACTAGCCCGTGAACGGATGGCTAACATGTCTGACATACAAGGCATGAAGGGTGAACAGGCTATTAAGCAGATCAAAACCCAAGGAGCCATAAATGGCATTCTCCAGAATCGCCAGTTCAGCAACCAACTACGGATGGCCGGCGTTAACGGAGAACAACGTCTGGGACTTGCCAAGTATAATAAGACTGGTGTTGACCCGACTGAGCCAAAGACAAAGGATGCTCAAACCCAGAAGGTCACAACACGTGATCAAGCAACGGGACGATCATCCAAAGATACCAAAGGAAAGCCGAAAGGAACTTCGGCCACTGCAACCGGCAGTGATGAATCCATTGATACTGC